TTATTAGTAGGTATTGCCACTGAATATAACAATGCATTATTAGCCCCAGAAAATGCTAGTGTAGGTTGGTCAGTTGTTCAAACTATCCTTGATAGAGATTATAAAAATTTGTATCATTCACCTAAAAATAACAATTTAACTGTAGATTCATATTTTGATCAATATATGGACTATAGTAAAATGACACCTGGCTTTAGTATGTCATCCTCTACTCGCCCAATAGCAATTGGTAAATTCCAAGAGGCTGTTAGGGGTAGAAGAGTAATATTTCAATCCTCTAGATTATTAGAAGAAATGAAAGTTTTCTTATGGAGAAATGGAAGAGCAGAAGCGCAATCAGGTTACAATGATGATTTAATTATGGCATTTTCAATAGCTTGTTTTTTAAGAGAATCTACATTCAAGATGAAAGAAACAGGTAAAGAAATGTCTAAAAGTTTATTAAATAATATAAATACAAATTCAAACCCCTATTCGGGTGGGTATTCTTTAAATGATGTTCAAAACCCATATAAAGTAGACAACCCATACTCGGACAATCAAGAGGATATCTCTTGGTTATTATAAAAATATATGTAAATGGCAGATACTAGTTTATTCCCACGTTTAAAACGTTTATTCTCAACGGATGTTATTATCCGAAACGAAGGAGATGGAAATCTTAAAGTAATGGATGTTAACAAAATCCAAACATCCGGAGAATATTCAACAAACTCCATAGTGGACAGATTCAACAGAATCTGGACCAACTCACATACCTCAGTATATGGCTATCAGAGCAGTTTTAACTATCAAACCTTAAGACCTCAGCTATATTCAGAATATGATTCAATGGATTCAGATGCCATTATAGCATCTGCTTTAGATATTATAGCAGATGAATGTACCCTAAAAAATGACATGGGTGAAATTTTATCCATTAAGAGTAGTAATGAGGATGTACAAAATTCATTATATAATCTATTTTATGATGTATTAAATATAGAATTTAACCTTTGGCCTTGGATTCGTAATATGTGTAAATATGGTGATTTCTTTTTAAAATTAGAAATTTCCGAAAAATTTGGAGTTTATAATGTAATACCATACAACGCATTTCACATAGAAAGACAAGACGGATATGATAAAGATAGACCAGCGGATGTTAGATTTAGATTTAACCCAGATGGTATAACTAATCCATCAGGTACAGGCTTTTTTAATATACCAGGTAATGGTAATAATGAAAGTGGGAATTCTGTTTATTTTGATAACTATGAAATGGCTCATTTTAGACTATTATCAGATACTAACTTTTTACCATATGGTAGATCTTATTTAGAACCTGGACGTAAATTATTTAAACAATATACAATGATGGAGGATGCTATGTTAATCCATCGTATAGTTAGAGCACCTGAAAAACGTATCTTTTACATAAATGTTGGAAACATTGCACCAACTGAAGTAGAAAACTTCATGCAAAAAACCATTAGTAAAATGAAACGTACTCCATATATTGATCAACAAACAGGTGATTATAACTTAAAGTATAATATGCAAAACCTACTTGAAGATTTCTATATACCAGTTCGAGGAAATGATCAAGCAACTAAAATTGATAATTTAGGAGGTTTACAATATGATGGTATACAAGATGTTGAATATTTAAGAGATAAACTATTTGCTGCTTTAAAAGTTCCTAAAGCATTTATGGGATACGAAAAAGATTTAACAGGTAAAGCCACATTAGCAGCTGAAGATATTAGATTTGCTCGCACAATCGAAAGAATCCAACGTATAGTTCTTTCAGAACTTAAAAAAATAGCAATAGTCCATTTGTATACTCAAGGGTTTAAAGATGAAACATTAACCAATTTTGAAATTAACTTAACAAATCCTTCCATTATATATGACCAAGAGAGAGTAGTGTTAATGAAAGAAAAAATGGAACTTTCAACATCCATGTTAGAAAGTGGTTTATTCCCAACAGATTACATATATGAAAATTTATGGCATTTAAGTGAAGATCAATATGATGAATTTAGAGATTTAATATCACAAGATAAAAAACGTACCTTTAGATATACTCAAATTGAAAATGAAGGTAATGATCCAATAGAAACTGGAAAATCATATGGTACACCTCATGATTTAGCAGCTTTGTATGGTAGAGGTAGATATGAAGGGCAAGATGATGTTCCTGATGGATATGATGAGAAAAAACCATTAGGTAGACCTAAAGAAAATGCTACAAATAGGAATACCCAAGATAATGCTTTTGGTAAAGACAGAATAGGTTCTTTAGGAGCCAAAGCAGATACTGACTCATCATCTTCAATTAAACCTAAATTTAAAGGTGGATCTCCATTAGCTTTAGAAAATAAAAAAATCTTCAAAGACTTAAAGTATAGAGAAAAACAGTTGATATTTGAAGATGAGTTGCGTAGTAATTCACTATTAGATGAAAATCAAATACGAGAGTAGTAAAATTTAACATATTTATAAATAAAACAACATTTAGAATGCGAGTAAAACATTCAAAGTATAAGAATGCTGGAATTTTATTTGAACTTCTAGTTAGACAAATAACAACTGATACATTAGAGAACAACCCTTCCCCAGCACGCGATTTATTACATAAATATTTTGTAAAAACTGAACTAGGGAAAGAATATAAACTCTATGAAAATTTATTAAAACATAAATCCCTATCAGAATCTAGAGCAAATATAGTTTTAGAATCGATACTTGAAAGTTTTAAAACCTTAAATAGGGGGGTACTTAAAAGACAAAAATATTCTCTCATTAAAGAAATACAAAACCATTATAATTTAAACGAGTTTTTCAATCATAAACTTCCTAATTATAAACAACACGCTGCTTTATATACTTTATCTGAGTTAAGTGTTAATAGTATTAATAATCTAGATCAAAATTTATCTAATAAAATTACTCTTTTGGAGTATATGTCTAACAACTCTTCAAATAATAAACAGATAAAAAAAGAAATAATATCTGAATTGGATAATTCTGATAAAGAAGTTAAATTGTTAGCATATAAAATTTTATTAGAAAAATTTAATGAGAAATATGGGGATTTAAACCCTAAACAAAAATCTATATTAAAAGAGTATTTAAATTCTATTGATAATACTATCAAATTAAAAGGATTTTATAACACGCAGATTTTAGAATTTAAATCTTCTATAAATAACCAAATAAATCTTGTTACTGATCCAATAATAAAAATAAAACTTGAAGAGGTTTCAAATTTGATGGTCCCATTACAGAAAAATGATAGGGTAAAAGACGATCATTTAGTTAATTTATTACAATATTGTGATTTAACCCAAGAACTTGAAACTACCCATGGATAGATTAAAAAAGTTAGTTAAGCAATGTCTAGAAGAAACCTCATCAACAAATATTGGTGGAGCAACTTTCACCCCTGGAGCTGGGGAACAGTATTCTACACCTAAAGCTTTCAATAAAAATAAAAAATCTAAGGGTGCTAAAAATATTTATTACTATAAGTTAGGATATAAAAATATTCCCAAACATAAACCCAAATCATTTGATAAAAAACAATTATGGGAAGATGAAATATTAAACGAGTTAAATGATTTTCAAAAGAGGAGATTGGATAGTTTAGATGACATAGAAACTTTAATAAACCAATTAACCCCTTTAATATCAAACCTTAGAAATAAAACTATTGAAGTATATAGTGGAGATGTTGGATCATATGATGTTAATTCTCCCATTGAAATTGTAAAAAGTTATCTTGAGGACATTAAAAAACTATTAACAGAAGAATAAAATGAAAAAAACACTACAAGAACAATATTCATTAATCAAAGAAGGGAAAGGACATAAAGATGTCTTTATGAAACAAGCCAAAGCAACATTCCCTAATCAATTCAGAAATGCTGCTACGTTTGATGAAATAGTTAATGGTTTGAAATATAAAAACGTAATTAATGAAAATATAGTTGGTTTAGAACCTATCACTTCTATTCCTACATCTAAAAAAGAATCATACGAGGTAGCTTTTGAAAATTTTCTTAAAGAAGCTAAGGAAGAAGAAGAAAAAGCAGAGTTGAAAAAAACCTCAAAACAAGTAGAAGAAGATCTATCGAAAAACTTTGATAGAACAGACAAAACAAACCCTGACAATTTGATATTTGATCAGATAATGAAAGGGTATTACACAGAAATGTGTGAACCAAAAAACAAAGATAAAACAATGGAGGAAATTAAATCCATTGTATTTAAAAATTTAGAGAAAAACCCAATATATTACACTGAAAAAGGTCAATTTGGTATCAAGGATTTAGGATACACAACAGAACATCCAGGATTAGGTACACCAAAAGAGGCTAAAGGTAAATATAAATCAAGTGGGTATGGTGATTTAAAAGAAAATAAAAAACCAACCCCAGATAATCTTTATATGATATCTAAAGCTGGTTCAAAATCAACCCCACATTATGTTTTAGAAAAACCTGATGGTTCTGAGTTGGTAGATATGATGTTTGATACTTACGAAGATGCTGAAGCATACGCTAAGAAAAAAGGATGGGAAGTTAAAGATGGGTTAAATTTAAATGAAGATCATAAACCTGGAGATATAGTAATATATAAGGGTACTCGTTATGAGGTAGTTGAGGAAACTGAAACCACAATTACTTTAAAGGATAAAAACGGAAATATTATCACTAAAAACTATAACCAATTCAAAAAAGGTGAATATAAAGGTGATGTAAATGAGAGTAATTTACGTAAAGTAATTCGTGAAATAGTTAACATGGAGCTTTCTGAAGGGGGTGAGGATGTTGACTATTACACAAGTGTAATAGCATCCAACACAATGGATGAAGATACAGCATATGTTTGGTTAGAAGATCAAGGTGTTGACCCCTCAACTATTGACACCATTATAGCTCAATCATTCCCAACCAATGAATCCTTAAATGAGGGTGTATTACGTAAAATAATTCGTGAATCAGTTGAGAAAGAATTAGCTTTAATCAATAAAGAAGCTGAAAGTGAGGTAATATCTTCAAAATTAGAAAAGATAGAAGCCGCTATTGAAAAACGTCAATCCCAACTAAACAAGTTAGATGAGGATGAAGATATGAAAGCATTAACAGATAAGAAAAAAATCAAACAAGCTCAAAAAGACATTAAAACATTAGAAAAAGCAAAATCTAAATTAGAAAAACAATTATCTAAAGTTGCTAAGAAAAATAAAGATATAACTCCAACAGAGGTAATTGATGAGGATGAACCAATTGGAGAAGCAATTGATGATCAAAAAGTAGATAAAGTTAAAACATCATTAGAGGATATTGATAAAACAGTTGATTCAATATCTACCAAAACTAAAGATATGTTTGAAGTTGAGAACGAACTTCCCCAAGAAGTCATCAACCAAATAGTTAAAATGTATGTCGAGGATGGGATGGAAATTGATGATATAGCATCTAACTTCCCTGAAATGTATGAGGAGGTTGTTGAATTTTTAGAAGGATATGATTTAGGACTTGATTACGATATTTAAGATGGAAAAAACACTATTAAGAGAAAACCAAATATTTGTCCCAAAACCCGTAACAATAAATGAGGGTATTAAACGTGGAGGAAATGTATTTGTTGATGGGATATTAGCTACTGTTGAGGTAAAAAATGGTAATGGACGTTACTATAAACGTGAATTATGGGAGCGTGAATTAGAAAATTTCCAGAAGAAAATAGACATTAACTCAACAGAAACTTGTGGAGAATTAGACCACCCAGACTCCCAAATAATCAACCTAAAAAATGCTTCACATGCTATACGAAAAATATGGTGGGAAGGAGACAACATCATGGGAAGAATTGAAGTATTTTCAGATATGGGTGAATTAGGAACCGAATCAGGTAGAATAGTAGGTGCATTAATCAAAAATGGATTACAAGTAGGTGTATCTTCTCGTGGTATGGGTTCTTTAAAACAAATGGGTGAGGTAATGGAAGTACAAGATGATTTTGAACTGTTAACATGGGATTTTGTTTCAAATCCATCTAACCCAAATTCATGGATGAACCCAGGAAAGTTAAATGAATCTATTTCTACCCAACTAAATAAATATTCTTGTGTTAATTCAATAATAACAGAAATACTATGCTCAAATGGCTCTTGCCCCATTTTATAATATTATTTTCTCTATCAAGCTGTTATAACACTAAAAACTTAAACAAAAACTATATTGATAAGCGGAAAAAACACTTTGAAAAAAAAGCCCGCAAAGATATAAGAATAAAGAAAAAATACATTTTTTTAAATAAAATAAGCTCTCTTTGAGAGCTTTTTTTGTCCTTTTATACTTTGAATTCCTCTCACATATGTATAAACATAATATGTCACCCCACATATCTATGTGACATCACAATTAATAAATTTTATTACGTTTCCCAATAAACGTATTTTCCCAACAAACAAAAATTTAGGAAAAATGGCAAAAAACAGAGATTTGCTTAAAGAAGCAATCGCGGATGCTAAAGCTGTTAGAGAAATGGCGATAGCAAATGCTAAAAGTGCTCTAGAAGAAACATTTTCCCCACGCATCAAAGAAATGTTTGCAGCCAAAATTCAAGAGATGGAAGATGAAGATCTTGAAGAAGGTGAAAGCATTGAAGAAGCAGGATTTGAAGCTATGGACGATGAAGACAAATCATTCGACGGAATGAAAGGAAACATCCCAGAAGCTGAAATCGAGGAGGAAGAAGAGTTAAATTTAGATGAACTATTAGCAGAGCTAGAAGAAGAGGATGAAACAACATCTGAAGAACCAGTAATGGAAGCTGAAGAAGACGAAGCTGAGGAAGACGAAGCTGAAGAATCTGAGGAAGACGAAGCTGAGGAAGATGAAGGTGAACCTCTAGATCTAGAAGATATGACAGATGAAGATCTTATTAAAATGATCGAAGATGTCATTCAAGACATGATTTCATCAGGTGAATTAGAAGCTGGAGAAGGTGCTGAAGAAGCAGAAGAACCAGCTGAGGAAGAAATTGAAGATGAAGTTGAAATGAGCATTGATGAGGATATCAACATTGATGAATTATTAAGAGAAATTGAAGAAGAAGATCTTGATGAAGGTAAAGAAGAAAAAGAAGATATGTATGAAGAAAAAGTTACATCTTTAACTTCGGAACTTGAAGAAGCTTACTCTACAATTGACACTCTTAAAAAGGATTTAAATGAAGTGAATTTATTAAATGCTAAATTACTTTATACTAACAAAATCTTTAAATCTAAATCACTTAATGAGTCACAAAAGGTAAAAGTATTGAGCTCTTTTGATAAAGCACAAAATGTGAACGAGGTAAAACTTATATTTGAAACTTTAAATGAAGGATTAAAAGTTAAACCTGTAATAAAAGAACATTTAGGTAGCGCATCAAAATCAATCTTACCAACAAAACAAACAAAACAGCCAATTGTTGAAGAAAATCAAGCATTTGCTCGTATGCAACAATTAGCATTTTATCAATCACAACAATAAAATTAATTAAAAAATGTCAACAATTAATTCATTATTACAAAATTCTGCAAATGACTATAAAAACATGCAGAATGACGCTGCTAGATTAGCACAAAAGTGGTCAAAAACCGGACTATTAGAAGGTCTTGGTAATGAGATAGAGAAAAACAATATGTCTCTTATCTTAGAAAACCAATCAAAACAATTAGTAACAGAACAATCAGCAACTAACATTGGTGGTGGTTCATTTACAGCAGGACAAGGTGAACAATGGGCTGGAGTTGCTTTACCATTAGTACGTAAAGTATTTGGTTCTTTATCAACTAAAGAATTCATGTCAGTTCAACCAATGAACTTACCTTCAGGTCTAGTATTTTATTTAGATTTCCAATATGGACAAAATAAAAAATTAAACTTTGGAGCTGGAAATGGAGATGCTTACAACGCAACTGACTCTTTATATGGTAATACAGACCCGGGTGCAGGTGTAGATCCAAGTGGAGGTTTATTTGGTGCTGGTAGATTCGGTTACTCAATCAACCAATTCCAAACAGCTAGTGCTGCTACTTCAGCATCAGCAAACTGGGCACAAGTAAATTACGATTCTGAATTATCTGCTTCAGTTGCTGCAGGTGACTTAACAGCAGTTACAGTTGATTTACCAGCTAGCGCTGATTTAAATGGTGTAAGAGCATTCGTAATTTCAGGTTCAGCAGTTGATGTTAACGACATCCTTCCAGAATATACTCAATTAGGAGCTACAGGTAAAGTAGTATTTGTATTAAATACAGGTACAGTTGCTGATGTAAGTGATGTAGTATTATTCTACAACGAACAACCAGTAGATAACGATCGTGGTGATTTTGAGGACCAAGCAGGTGGTGGTTATCCAAATGCACAATCTCAAACTGATATCGCAATCCCATCGATTGATATCAAAATGAAATCTGAAGCTATTGTTGCCAAAACACGTAAGTTAAAAGCACAATGGACACCAGAATTCGCACAGGATTTAAATGCATACCAATCTTTAGATGCTGAAGCTGAATTAACTTCAATCATGAGTGAGTACATTTCATTAGAAATTGACTTGGAAAACCTTGATATGTTAATCCAAAACGCATCTGCTGCTGATGAGTACTGGTCAACAAAATCAAATACTTATCTAAACCAAGCTAAAACAGATTGGGATACAGATTTAGGATACTTCAATACACAAGGACAATGGTTCCAAACTTTAGGAACTAAATTCCAAAAAGTATCTAACAAAATCCACCAAAAGACACTTAGAGGTGGTGCTAACTTCATGGTAGTATCTCCATCAGTAGCAACTGTATTGGAATCTATCCCTGGATTTGCATCAACATCTGACGGTGATGCTGCTAAAATGAACTATGCATTTGGTATCCAAAAAGCAGGTAACTTAAATAACCGTTACCAAGTATACAAAAACCCATACATGACAGAAAATGTTATCTTAATGGGATATAGAGGTTCACAATTCTTGGAAACAGGTGCTGTATTTGCTCCATATGTTCCATTAATTATGACTCCACTTGTATACGATCCAGATACATTTACTCCACGTAAAGGTCTATTGACACGTTACGCGAAGAAGATGATAAGACCTGAATTCTATGGTCGTGTATTTGTTAATGATTTAGCTTCTCTATAAGAGATAAAATCATAAAATCTCAAGAAGCCTGGTGAAAGCCAGGCTTTTTTTGTATTATATCACATATTTATAAACAAAATAAGCTATATGGCAGATTACAACAGGTCACCCGAAGCCCAAGAAGTTTTTAAAAATAAAAGAAAACCCAAAGGTTCTATTAAGTTTAAACTTCAATTGAATGAAGAACAAAAGTTAGCTAAGGCCCAAGCATTAAATAACACAGTTACAATCCTTAAAGGAAAAGCCGGATCAGGTAAATCTTTATTAGTAGCAAATATTGCTTTAGACTTATTATTTAGTAAGGAAATAGAAAAAATTATTATAACACGTCCAACTGTAGTTGCGGGTGAAGATATTGGTTTCCTTCCTGGAGATATTAATGAAAAATTAGCCCCATTTACTGCTCCTGTATATGAAAACATGCATAGGTTATATGATAAAGATAAAATTGAAAAGTGTATAGAAGATGGTAAAATCGAGATAGTACCTATATCTTTTATGAGAGGTAGAAACTTTACAGATTGTTTAGTTGTAGTAGATGAATCTCAAAATTTAACAGATACCCAAACCGAATTACTCCTAACCAGAATATGTAATGGTTCTAGAGTAATATCTTGTGGGGATAACGCACAGATAGATTTAAAATATAAAAAAGATTCTGGATTTGACTTTATGTGTAAACATATGACCCACATCCCAGAATTCGAAGTTATTAAACTAGAAAAAAACCATAGACATAAAATAGTAGATTCAGTAATTGAAGTTTATAAATCTTTTAGAAGTTAAGCATATTTATAATAAAACATAAATATGTCTTCTTCATTAATACCAACAGATTTTAATATAAAAGTTACAGAAGAGCAAGTAGTTAGAAATAGTATTATAAAACATGAGGTAACTCACACTATTTCTAACGTAAAAAATATAGATCACCGTATATTAACCTGCCCCGAAAACACTTTCACCGATTTAATTCAAATAGACCCCACCAATATAGGGGCAGGTAAATTTACATCTGGGAGTTTGGAATATGTTAGAATAACAAATTTAGACACTGTTAACAACATATCTATAATATTTAGTGGTTCTCAAGGGAATTTTACCCAAGAAGTTTCCCCACAAAATTCTATATTTTTATCAAGCCCCCATATTACATCAAGTAATTTTAATGGAGTTTTATCAGATACTTTAACATCAATCCAAGCATATCCTTTATCAGCATCAATAGATTTAGAATATACTGTAGTAAACTCTTAATATTATGAATATACCAATATGGAACGGCTCATCATCATTCTCCCCAGGGGATACTCCCTTTGGATTTTATGATAATGATTTACAATTTCAACTTGACATAGATAGATTTGCTAAATTTGCAGCTCAACGTTTAGGGTATCCACTTGTAGATATTGAATTACAAGATATAAATTTCTATACCGCATTTGAGGAAGCTATTACTACATATGGTAATGAATTATATGCACAACAAATCGAGGATAACCTACTAACATTTCAGGGAGCTCCAACAACTATAAATGCTCCTAACAATGAATTAGTTCAAGAAAATCTATCCGAGATTATACGTTTATCAAACCAATATGGGACTGAAGCTGGGGTTGGTGGAACAGTAACATATCACAGAGGATCAATCCCTTTATGTGAACATGTTCAAAATTATGACATGAACCAATGGGCTTTAGATAATAACATAGATGGTAGAATAGAAATTAAAAGAATATTTTACGAAGCACCCCCAGCAATAATAAGGTACTTTGACCCTTATGCCGGAACTGGAACAGGTATGATTCAATTATTGGATAATTTTGGGTGGGGTTCACATTCCCCCGCCATTAATTTTATGTTAATGCCTATTAGTTATGATATAGCTAAAATCCAAGCAATAGAATTTAATGATAAGATTCGTAAATCACAGTATTCGTTTGAGCTAGTAAACAACCAACTTAGAATATTCCCAATACCTAAATCCGATGGTATACTAAATTTTGAATATGTTAAATTAAAAGAAACTAATCAAACTTACGTTGATACTAATGGGCAAGATGTTATTACCAACCCAAGTAATGTCCCTTACCAAAACCCAACATATTCACGTATTAACTCAATTGGTAGACAATGGATATTTGAATATGGTTTAGCATTAGCTAAAGAAATTTTAGGATATGTACGAGGTAAATACTCAACAATCCCAATCCCAGATGCTGAAGTAACATTAAACCAAAATGATTTAATATCAGCAGCAACAAGTGAAAAAACTGCTTTAATAGAAAGGTTAAGAAATTACCTAAATGGAATGTCTAGAAAATCTTTACTACAGAAAAAAGCAGAAGAGGGAGAAGCACAAGGAAAAACACTTGGACAAATCCCAATGGTAATTTACGTAGGATAAAAATATAAACATATATGGCTCTCTTTGGAGGAAAACGCGACATTTCATTATTTAGAGGACTCAACCGTGAGTTGATGTGGGATATCATCACCCAACAATGTGTTTATTACAAATTAAAATTAAACGAAACCAAAGTAAACATTTATGGGGAAGCCGCAGGTGCACGTTATTATAACGAACCTGTACTTTTAAATGCTTTAATTAAAAGAGATTCCCAAGAGTATCCACAAGATGACATTACAGGAGTTGACTTTACATGGGGTATTGATTTTAGATTCTTTAGAGATGATTTAGTAGATGCTAATGTTGTGCCTGAGGTAGGAGATATTATAATGTATTACGAAAGATATTATGAGGTACATTCAACTAATGCCAACCAATACTTTGTAGGTAAAGACCCTAGATACCCATACAATGAAAATCCATTAAATCCAGGTTTGGAAGATTTTGGTACAAGTGTTTCAATAATATGTAAAACCCACATTGTTCCAGCGGATAAGGTACAGATTACTAAAGAAAGATTATAATGACTCAACATAGAAAGCCCATACCTAAATCACAAAAAGAACTAGCCAATCAAATGGTTAAACCTTATGTCAACCCTGAAACAGGTGAGACATTAGGTAACCCAAATGATCCATCTAATTATAAACAATTTACAGATAAATCACAGGCTGGGGTAGGATTTAATAGGGGGGAAAAACTTTCATTAAAAGGAGACACAGAAAAACCATTTACAGTACACCTCCAAGACTTAGATGAGGCAGTATTGTATTACTTTGATGAAGTAATTCAACCCCATGTTATCCAAAATGGAGAACGAATTAAAGTTCCATTAATATATGGTTCTCCCGAAAGATTTAAAACTATACAGAAAGATGGATTTTTAAGGGACAAAAGTGGGAAAATGATGATGCCTATTGCTATGTTCAAAAGGGATTCATTAGAAAACAAACGTAATATCTCCCAAAAAGTAGATGCAGGTGATCCTAAATTGTATGTTGCTTTCCAAGCTGGTTGGAACCATAAAAATGCATATTCGAATTTTGAGGTATTAAACAATAAAATACCTACCAAGAAATTTGTAGCTAGCGTTATACCAGATTACGTTACATTAACTTACAGCTTTATAATTCAAACGTACTACGTTGAACAATTAAATAAA